GGGTCGTTTTTTCGTCAGTTGTTATAAGTAGTGTACCCAGCCAGTATGCTGGCCAGTATGCGGCGGACCGAGTACAGCTTAAACATAAATGACTTTATAAATCGTTTTCCTTGTCTCCCTTCTATTCATAGTTTGTTTATACCCCAAACTCATATAGGGAAGTCCGTGTTTCCTTTATTCCATTATTTCCGTAATTGCCGTGCCTATCTTCCGTGCATGTGCCTATTTACATTTTTGTTTCCTTCATTACCGTGTAGTCGTATACCGAGTAGTATCCCAATTATTGTCAGCTGGGACCGCTGTGTTCGCCTATCTCTTGTCCGACATCTTCATTGCTGTGTCTTAGTTGTTGCGTGAGTGGGTATGGACTTCTCCATGCTTCCACTAAATATGCCCAATTAAGAGTTAACAATGAAAATGTGATCGTCATGAATCTTTCATTCATTATGCCTATTATTCCTAATATAGCAGTAGTCACCATAAGATTTGACCTGCTCCCGAAGAGAACGCAGAGCACTGAAAGTGCTAATGCGATTCGGGCTACAAATATCCTATGGCCTATTGGTCCTTGTCCAAATATCATTCCATATCCTCGACGTCCGTCCGTCACGTTGGCTCCTTGGCCTCTCCCAACCCACACTTGGGCTCCGAATGTCTTCCACATGACGTAGGCTATCCCAATTGAGATAACGCACGTCAGTAGTCGTTGCACCGAAGCTGTGTAGACTGAAAGAGCCACGTCCATCGTTAGCAATATCCACCAGTTGGCCGTGTATAGGCCACCAGAGGCTTGTGCCAGTGTTGTCAATCCTTTTTTCCTTATTTCCACAAAAGCCGCCGTAGCGACTCCTGGTCCTTTCCAATCGTCAAATATCATCCAAGCCATAACAAAGTAGCCTAAAGCTACTCTGATAAGGTCAGTGAATGAATCATCCCGAATTCCTAGATAAAAATCCCATGGTAATCGAACATCTTTCAAAACTGCTTGAGGCCCTGCACAAGGGTTCATGTGCACAGGTCGCTGAGGAGGGTTAATCCTTCTTATCAGTATTGAGAGCATAGTGTCAAATACTTCTGGTATCATCATCAAAGCCAGTAATCCTATCATAGCCATTGTCATTAGTCCTACTGTGGAGTTGCCTCCAGCTCCAGGTATTCTGCGTGCCAAAAACACGACCGTGAATATCACCTGGGCACCCTTCAAACTGTGCAGTGAAGGGTACTCATGTGAAGCCCACGTGAGTGCTATTAGTAAAATCATATCAATGTAAAATAGAGATTCCGATATCTTCAGTGAAGCTGCAGGTACCGATTGTGTGTTTCTAAATGGGTAGTGGTACAGTTGTTCATGTAGTTTAACATCCTCAGGTGTTTTGAGGAAGCACTTCTTTATTATTTTTGTTGTTAAAAACAAACCAAATAGAGCTTGTGCTATCCATCCCACCTCAGTGTCTACTAAGATGAGCGCTGCGTACAAAATCATGGGTAACATGAACCATATCTTAGCTAGTAGATACGCTAAAAAGAGTAGCGTACCGCTGTAAAGAGCTATGACCATGTAAGGCGTAACTTCTCTTCCATCGTATCCTTGGTCCACTAGGTATGGGTTTATTATATCCCGTCCCCAGATGTAAGACCAACGATCCAATAGGCGATACGCATGCCTTTTGAAATGTCTCTCGTTGGCTTGCCGCCTCGCAAACATTTCTTCTTCCTTTTCTTTGCGTTCTTGGTATTGTTGTTTTCCTCTTCTTTTCATGTCTTCCGTTAGTCCTTCTTCCCAAATCGGGACCGAAGCTTTCGCTTGGTTTCCAACAGGGGGCTCTTCCTTCGGTTGAACAGGGGTTTCGATCCTAGTCAAAGGTATCCGATTTTCTATTTCAGAAGTCTGCTTTTCAGCTTCATCCTTCTTTACAGAAAAACCGTAGACCATTTTTTCGGTACCTCACCAAAGAGTCTGCCTCCAGCGTTTTCCCACACGGTCTCATAGATTGTTTCCTTTCCATGCGGCGTGTTTATTGTGGTTTTTCGTATTTCCGCTACCACTATTTCAAAGCTTGCTTTGATAATAGGGCACCATAATTTTGGATCCATGAGTATGGCGGTGTTTTTTGCCGTTTCATAACTCTCACGTTGGTCCCAGTCGTAAAAAGAGGTACAGTCCTCCGTTTGTTTACCGGTCAAAGCTCTGTAGCCTTTTCCAGTGTACAAGCGAGGGGCACCTTTCTCTCCACCTGGTTGCAACATGCTAATGTACTTCTCATTCCATTCTGGTACTTCAGGTTCGTAGTTAACCGTGAAGAGCAGAATTGGTCTCTCTGTTTTGTACCTCATAGCCAAAAATGTCTTGTCCGTGTAGTAATCTCGTGGATCATACTTTGCCTCGTAAGCCCAGTTAAAATGAGCATGCAATTGTTGTCCTAATACGATCCTTTTGTCGTGTCCGGTTGTTACTCCAATACTTGTGTACTTTGAATGTCCTGGCAATAAAGCCATAGCATCCTGCAAGTAAGTGATGTAGGTGTGGGTTGATATGAGTTCATCTTTTAGTTGAGATGAAGCACACATTGAAATTCTCCATGGTTCTGAGTACTCTGAGCAAATAACTAGAGTGTTCTCATCACGCATGTAGTCTCTCAATGAGGTAGCCAAAGTAGCTGTTAGCATTAAGCTAAGTAGTCCTTGGGCAATCATATCGGCAATTCGATGTTGATGTCTTCGATTTATAAAGATAAACAAAATGTTTATATCTTATAACGTTTAAGATCCGTAAATTTTTCTTTTAAGTGCGTAGTTAGTAAGTAAGCTACTTCACAAGTGAAAAGTCGC